GGTTGTTTTGATCTTCCCATAGATCATTAGGGTAGCAACTGGTTCTTCAGTATTCGAGTACACGATGTTTCATGTCACGAACCGCGCAAGCAACGACGATCGGCAGATATCCCTTCTGCTTCTGATGCCAGAACTTCCTCCACGGAAGCGGTTGTCGGTTGGGTTGACCTAGTGCAAGGTTAAAACTCTTCGACCAGATTGATCGATTAAATTTCAGTCGACGATGAATTTCTTTCTTTGACAAAAGTAATTGTCGCACTGATTTCGACTCAATCTTTTGAGAATAGATGACCTCCAGCTTGGCGAGCTGAGGTGTAATCTCAAATGGTTTCTTATCCTCAATGTCCGTCTTGATCTGGTCGAGACGAAGGCTTTTCCAGGCCCTCTCTGCCAGCATAGTATAGACACGCTGATTTTCAGTCGCAAGAGAAACCTCTTCCCCTGTTTCGAGCTCAATGACAGTATGCTGAGTCTTAGTCAGTCCATACCTCGACAGTAGCTCATCCTGAAGTCTTTGCACCTCTTCATGGATTAGGCAAGTCTTATTGCCTGTGACATGCTTTGGCCGATCAATCTCGATATTCTCATAAATAAGAGATGCCTGCACACGTTGTGTGTGACTAATCTTCTCCGAAGGCACTGGTCCTGCATCAAGACCAAGGCCACCCAACCACTTTGGAACGTAGTATGGGATCGCAGAGAGAATAGGATCTTCTAAAAGATCACGGTTAAATCTCTTAAAGAGAAAGTCAAGCTCAGTGTAAAAATGATAATTTTCCTTGACTAGATCGGTATGACATTCTCCGAGGGAACAAATCCGCTCGAAACGAATATCATCTAACTTAACGGACGAAGATCGTACAAAACCTTTTAATAGTCCGAAATTAACAAAGGGTGTCTCCAAGAAATGTAGTCCATAACGACATCCGTCACTCAGAATTCCGTAGTCGGGATGATTTATATCGATCACGAAAGAACGAGAATTCATCTCGATGAAGTCGGGAGAAAAGAAGGTTTTCCCTATAGAATTCTCCAAACCGACACAACGAGAGACCTTTTCCCAAGAGGCAAAATGAACGAGCTTGAAACAGCAATCGTCACCATTGATAAGTCCTTCAAATCGCTTCAAAGGAACAAATTTGCGAAATGGGAGTGCATCAATTTCAACTGCCTTGCGACAGACAGCTGCGTTGATTATGCACAGGGTCACAAATGAGAGGATTTTCCCCATGGGTTGCGCGTTCTTCTGATGTCCATAACGGACCACCAGCTTCCGCGTCACCGGGTCAATATATCTGTAGACCGCAATGTTGTCACAGAGTGACTGCTCAGCTATGAGTGAGTACTCTGGTGACAGGTCCAGATTCTGACAGATTCTGCGAATAACTTGACGTGTGTAGTGAACATACATCTTGTTTGTCGCATTATCATAATCACCAGAGAGGAAAGATTCCCCCTTCTCGATCTTCGTTAGAAGAGAGGTGAGGTATTCCGCCTTAAGTGGTGTGCCAGTGACCTTGAAACAAGGGAATTTAAGGAGTTGTGCAGCAAGGAACTTTTGGAGGGGTTGGAGTAACCAATTCTCTAACCCTTCTCCCTTCGTGATTCCTCGGATTTTAAGAGCCTCTTTGAGACCAATGAGAGTCATCCTCGACTTCCTCCCACCTGGGCCTCCAAACTCTCCATCTTCACATTCAGTTCGAACTTGATAGAGCATTTTAATGAACTGATCTATGTCGACAGGGTCGGCAAGATTGTCATAGTTACTCGAAAATTCGACATACTGACCCGCCTGGTCGAACGACCCATCCGGCTTAAAAGCCTCATAGACAGGTCGCTCAGAGTTATCAAGTGCAGTCGGTTTACCCACTGGCTCCTTGAACATACCTTGGCGTGCAGCCTCATAGGTCTGCTGAAGAGGGATTCCTTCAGGGAACATTGTTCCTAATTCATTCCGCACTCTCGTCATAGAACCACCTTCCTCAAACTTGTTCTCATAACAAGCTGAGAGACTCGGCATACGATGCCAAGTCGGTGAAAAAGACTTAGTGTTGGGTGGGACGACCTCGTCCACGGTCCTGAGACATTCGAAAGTCAAATCGACTGTCTCCTCCCAATGATAATCAGGCCGCCAGGCTCTGTCCTCATCTGGGTGATTAATAGGAACTTTAAGTTCCAGGATCGGTTCCCGTTCATCAGTAAAACAATCAAGAGTATCTAAATTACTCTGATGAACCTGAGCATCAGTTGGGCGATCTGAACCTTTCTTTAACCCTCGACATATGCTATCTACAAAGGACATATAATACAACCTTTCACCCGTAGTCTCCTCCTTCAAAGAAGAGAAGAACTTCCGGAACTCACCGTCAAAGATGAGAGAAGGGCGTCCAAATGCATTGCGAGATAAGAATTCTTCAGAGAATGGGCTCTTAGGCATCGTACGTGAATGCTTCGCGTAAGCCGCAAAGGCAGCGAGCTTGTATTTAGCCAATTTAATAAAGTTGAAATTAAGAGCCTTCAACATTCTACACCATTGAAGATGCACGTGACGGAGTCTAACAAGAAGCTCCTCACGAGGGACCTGATAACCATACAGGACCATAACCGTACAGAGGTCTACTAATAATCTATAGACCGATTCAACTTCTGGACGGATCACCGGGACTTTCTCCCAAACGTAGCCTTCGCCCTCGATAAACAATCTCTTTGACTTGGTCAAAATGATATCGCTATCATGCAACCATTCGGCAAATTCTTGCTTATTATAGTGAGAGAGAGACTCGCGGAGACTCCAAACTGACAAGTCTGGGTACTCGTCAGTGTATTTCGCCAACGGGCGAGAAGATACTACGCTCGACCGAACTCTATCGATCATAGCTTCAATTGAAGTGGACCGGGTAACTAAGCCCTCCTCCACAGCACTGTTTGATAGTACCTGCCTACAACGGCTCACGGCTACTCTATCCTGGATAGGATTCGAGTGAAGCTCGACGCGCTTCGCCAAAGCTTCGTGATCTCTTGAGCTCTTGTCAACCTCGTTATCGTAAAGGTCGTCCCACATCTTCCAGATGTGAGAAGGATCATAACGCATATTCGCGCTTGCCCACAAGAGAGGCTCAGATGCACAACCCAATGCATCCCCTAGGAAATCGTTTTCCGACCTCCTGTTATCACTTTGTTCTGTAAAACTGAGTGAATTTCGTCGCATGTTTG